ATGTTGAAAACATCACGATCCGTATCAACTCAATCGGCGGCAGCGTAGTGGACGGTATTGCGATTCATAACGCAATCAAGCGCCATAAGGCACAAGTAACCACGGTGAATGATGGCATTGCAGCAAGCATTGCCAGCCTGATCTTGATGGCAGGTGACACGGTAGAAATGGCCGAAAACGCTCAGATTATGATTCATGCCCCTTGGACGTATACAGACGGCAATGCGGCTCAGCTGCGTGACGTTGCAGATATGTTGGATAGCTGGGCTGAAGCCATGTCTAGCAGCTACGCACAAAAATCAGGTAAATCGAAAGAAGACGTTCTAGCGCTGTTGACCGATGGTAAAGATCATTGGTTTGGTGCTGAGGATTCACTTGCTGAAGGTTTCATTGACAGCATTACCGGTGGTTTGGCAATCGCGGCCTCTCTGGATCGTGATGCGTTGTCAGCGCAAGTAAAACAATTTTTTGCAGTAAAACAACCTGTGGCAGCCGCCACAATTATTAAGGAGACTCAAATGCCTCAAGCAGAACCAGTGGCGGCAGCAGCAGCACCAAATGCCCCAGTAAAATCAGAATCTGATATCCGTGCTGAAGCAGTAGCACAGGAATCAGAGCGCCGCAATTCAATTGCACAAGCGTTTTCAAAATTCACAGCAACACCTGGTGTGCCAGAGTTGTTGGCAACTTGCCAGACTGATGTGGCTTGCACAGTTCAAATGGCAAACGACAAATTGCTAGCTAAGCTTGGTGAGAACAGTGCCCCGGCAGCTGGTGGTTACGCGGTAGTGATTGAAGATGTGCGTGATAAAACACGCGCTGGTATCACTCAGGCTGTAATGGCCCGCGCTGGTTTGGTTAAAGCTGAGGGTAACAACCAATATCGCGGCTACACACTGTATGAAATGGCTCGCGCGTCTTTAGAGCAGTCCGGCTTCAAAACCAACGGTTTAGGCAAAATGGAACTGGTTGCAGCTGCGTTTACGCACAGCACGTCAGACTTTACTAATTTGCTGGCAAACATCGCTAACAAATCCATGATGAAGGGTTATGAAGAGGCTGAAGAAACATTCCAGCTTTGGACTAGCGTAGGAAATCTTCCAGACTTTAAATCAACAAAGCGTGTTGATTTGAACGCTTTCCCGTCTTTAGACAAAGTTGTTGAAGGTGCTGAGTATAAATACGCAACCGTGGGTGACCGTGGTGAAACTGTGCAATTGGCCACTTATGGCAAGTTATTCAGCATTACCCGTCAGGCCATCATCAATGATGATCTTGATGCGTTCACCAAGATTCCTCAACGTATGGGCCGCGCCGCGATCCGTACAGTGGGTGACCTGGTGTATGCAGTACTTACCGGCGCGCACAACATGTATGACGGTAAGACTCTCTTCCATGCTGACCATGCAAACATCGCTACAGCTGCAGCTTTAAGTACCGCAGCTGTTGATGCGCTGCGCGTAAAAATGGCATTGCAAAAAGATGGTAATGCAACCCTGAATATCCGTTTGGCTAACTTGATTGTGCCGGTTGCGCTTGAGGGCTTGGCTAAAACGGTGCGTGACTCTGAATTTGAGATCAGTGCTACTCGTGATGCAACAACGCCAAATAGCGTGCGCGGTACGTTTGAAGTTATCAGCGATGCGCGTTTGGATGCTGCAAGCTCTACAGCTTACTACGGTGCAGCTAATGCATCTGTCACTGACACAGTTGAAGTTCAATACCTGGATGGTAATGAAGCCCCAATGCTTGAGCAGCAAAATGGCTGGGGTGTTGATGGTGTTGATTTCAAGGTGCGTATGGATGCCGGTGTTAAAGCGCTGTCATGGAAAGCACTTGCTAAAAACGCAGGCGCTTAATCAGTAGTTTAGTTAAATAAGCCTGCTTAGCAGCGGGCTTATTTTAAACAGAATATTTTAGGAGAACATTATGACAACCAAAGCAATTCAACCTGGAAAGGTGATTGACTATACGGCCGGTGCAGATATCACCAGTGGCTCAGTTGTAAAAATTGGCCAGATTATTGGTATTGCACTTACTGATATTGCTAATGGTGCAACCGGTGCTGTGCAGATTGATGGCGTGTTTGAAGTGCCGAAAGTCACCGGTGCCGTATTTGCACAAGGTGAATCTTTAACCTGGGATGTATCAGCAGGCAAGTTTGATGACAACCTTGCAGTGCCTGCGTCTGGTGATATTACCGGCGCAGCCGCTGTTGCTTTCAAAGCTGGTGCAAATGGTGAAACAACTGCCTGGGTGAAATTTACAGGCGTACCAGGCACATTGACTGCTTAATGTTTGCCGCACTGAAAAGCCGGGTGAATGCAGCGGTAATGGCTAAGTTAGCTGATGCCGTTGCAACGATCGACGCCGTTGAAATAGATGTGATGTTCGATAACGAGTATGAAGTTGCGGATTCTGGTTTTTCTGGATTCGCAGCCTTCAGCCCGGCAATTCATTGTAGTGAATCTGATGTGAGTGCTGTACTTGTTGGTGCCGCTGTTTCTGTTGATGGTGCTGCTTACGAAGTCGCAGACATTCAACCTGATGGCGATGGCGGTATTACTTTGGTACTTAAAAAATAATGAATACCCGTGCTGAATCGATCACAGAGGCAATCAAGGTTTTACTGCAGGGATCACCTTCTCTGGCAAATGGTAATGTGTGGCGCTCAAGATTGCGGCCAATACCGGCAGGCTCAAGCCTGGCAATTGTAGTCAGGCAGGGCAGGGATCTGAGAATTAATGAGTCTACAACGATCGGTAATTACTCAAGGCAAGCCGTAGTCATGGTTGAAGTATATGCACGTGGAGATGTTCCAGATCAATTGGCGGATCCGCTTGTTAAATCTGTAGTTAGCCGCGTAATGACTGATACCAGCCTTGGAGGTTTGTGCGACGACATTCTGGTGGGTAATAAAGAGCTGGATTGGTCGGCTAGAGATACAGACCTGGTTGCGATCGATCTTGAATTTATTGTGAGTTACCAATTGCCAGTGGATGAACTGTAAAGGATTTTAGAAATGGTTAAAGACATAAAACAAATACCAGAACAAGAACAGGATCCGCAAGCTGGCGGTTCTTATATTCGCAATGAAGATGGCAGCCTGGTTAAAAACGAAGCTGACCCACAAAAAACAACGCCGGCAGAAGCTCCTGCAGCGCCAACATCAAAGGACTAGATCATGGCTAATCGTCTGATTCGTAAAACCGCAATCTTGCTCAAAAATGAAACTGTGTATGGCACTGATCCAGTACCAACCGGCTCAGCAAATGCCATGCTGGTTTCAAATTTAAGTATTAATCCTTTAAATGCTCAGAACGTTGATCGTGACCTGGTGAGAAATTACTTCGGTGCTAGTGAGCAATTGGTTGGTACCGGTTACGTTGAAATGGGTTTTGATGTAGAGATACAGGCCTCAGGTACTCTGGGTACGGCACCTGCATGGGGTCCCGCATTGCGCGCCTGTGGATTTGCTGAAGCGATCACCGCTGCTACCCGTGTTGACTATACGCTGGTAACTGATTCATTGGAGAGTACAGCGATATACTGGTATGACGACGGTGTATTGCATAAAGGCTTAGGCGGTCATGGTAGTGTTGAGATTGCTGCTGGAGTAGGTGAGCGCCCCGTATTTAAATTCAAATATCTCCTGCTTGATGGCGGTATCAGTGCGGTAGCTAATCCAGCGCTAACATTAAGTGCATGGAAGCAGCCAAAAGTAGTGAGCGATGCCAATACCGGCGACCTTACCTTTGGCGGTACTTATGCAGCTGGTGCGATCACGGGTGGTACTGCATGGCCTTCACGCGGTTTAAATTTAAATGTATCCAATGCTGTTAACTTCACGCCATTGCTTGGCGGTGAAACTATTGATATTACACAGCGCGAAATCACCGGATCTATGCAGCTTGATCTAACAGCCGCACAAGAAGTGGCGTTTATGGCTGCGGTAAAAGCGAACACGCTTGATAGTTTTAGTCTATTGCATGGTACTGCAGCTGGCTCCAAGGTGTTAATCCACGCGCCGTCATTCCAGATGATAAACCCAAGTAAGCAGGAAGTGAACGGTAAGCGCCTGATCGGCTATGACGTCCGTTGCGTTCCTGTTACCGGCAATGATGAACTTCGTATTGTGTGTATTTAACCCATGTTGAAAATTACTCCAAACCCTACATTTGTTACCACTGTTTTTTTGCATGTGGCAGGCGAAGCTGAACCCGCTGAAATCAAGGTAACTTTTAAGTACCTTGATCGAGAGCAGCTTAAGGAATGGCAAAAGAAACACGGCGGCAGACCCGTAAATGAAGCGCTGGAAGAGATCATTCAGGGCTGGGACGGTGTTGCATTTGATGATGGCAATGCTGCACTTTATTCAGCTGAAAACTTGAAAAAAGTACTGGTGGCTTATCACACAGCAGGTGATGACATTACGCAGGCATATTTTCGTGAAG